ATTAGGATCTTCTGGTTTCCAAAATTCAAGTATTAATTGATCATAATCTAAGTTAAAATGAATATAGTCACTTAATGCTTTATTTGCTATACCATCAATTTCAAAATCAGCTGCTTGACCTTTAGTATGTTGACTAGACACAGAGGAACCTATTTTTACACACAGCTCTGCTGAACGATATCCTGAGGTTATAATTAATGGCCTATTAAAATGATCTCTAATAGGTTGTAAAATATTGACTGCTAATTTTTTTAAATTATCTATCTCTACTTGTGATGGTTGATTTGATAAACCAAATCTTGTAGCAGATTCACTTTTAGTCAATTCTTTTAATGATATATTTTCTGTAAGGTTCAAATTAACCTCTTGTTAGTTTTAGTATCTTATCTATTTGTGCCTTAATAATAGGGCCTCTATTTGGCCAGTGTATATATGCTTCGTCACTTTTACTTAAATTATATAAAAAAGGTAATATAACTTTTTCTATATCTTTAAATCTTTTGCTGACCTCAACACTTGCAAGTTCATTTGTAATTTTTTCTTTTTCATTTACAATTTCAATAACTTCATTCATCATAGATTTAATTGTAGTTACATCTGATTTAATTTTTGATAACTCTATATTATTTGTTTCTATGACTTTTGGATCAATAGAGGGTGCATCTGTCATAGGTTTACTAGCGACAGGTGTAAATCCAAAGTCTTCATCAAGGTCGAAACCTCGCATATAATCAGGTATATTTTTACTATCTGACATTTTTTTTCTTTCTGTGTTTGTTCATCACTTGTCTTGTTTTAATTTCTTTTATACTTTTTTTTCTATAACGATCTGCTAATGGGCTGCCTGGATGTTTTTCAGCTATCTTTTGTAAAGTATCATTCCAACCACTATCTGGTTTATGTGTAAGTCCAGCGACACCACCTATTATATTTAGTTTAGTAAATACTTGTCTAAAATGTGGATTTTTATTGACAAAATCTTCTTTTTCTGACATTGACATGGTCATATCAGTTATAACACCTGTTTTTGTGTTTTCAAAAGTGTATGTTGGCATTAAAATTTACTTAATTTGTGCCATGTTTTATCTAAAAAGTAATACCAAAAACCATTAACTAATGGTTCTATAATTGCGTCAGCACCTGCTAACCACCAATCAGCACCTGTTATAACTCTATTACAAACCATAGCAATAACTATATGTCCTATTGTGTAAATAACTGTACGGCCTAAACTTGTGCCTGATACTTTATCTATTATAGTATGTATTAATTTTTTTAATTTGGTCATTAGTTTAATATCTCAACATCAGATTCGGTAGAGATAACAACTCTAGCACCGCAAGAAAGTATAGGCTTATCGTTGCCACCATAAACCACGGTAGAAGGCCCCAATATTTTAACTTCATTACAATATGTGTTTTTCTTACCTTGTTTAACTGTAATAACTGCTTCACTTGTTCCATTTTTTTTATTACTTCTAATCTTATGCTGATTGACGTGTATGTAAGTTTTCATTTATACCTTTTTTATACCATTCAGGCATTTTTGAAGGACTACGCCATGTAGCAAAAGAAACTTTTTTCATTATATAATATTTTCTATAACTTGCTACAGAGTCACCAGGTACTTTACACTCATCTGGCATAGCAGGTGTAGGCTCATTACCTATAATAGATAATGATATATTTTTAGGTACGTTTTTTAATATTACACCTAATTTTTGCACAGTCATATGATCTACCGATTTTTTATATCTTAATTTAAATTGATCATTTAGTGCCATCATGTGTTTATATAACCAATAATAATTGTATGCTGACTGCATTACCCATATTGTACTAGGATGTTTAACATGACTAGCTAAGTATAATGATTTATCTAAGTTTTCATCTGAATGTGTCCATCTTTTAATTTTACGGCCATTTGCAGTCTTACCATAGTATTCTTTACCGTCTAAAATTCTATGTGCTGTAGATAGCATTTGTGCTGACTCAATAATCATTTTACATACGTGCTTATCACAGGACATTTCTGCTGCCACAATAGGGTCTTTATCTAAGTAAAATATGTTCATATTAGTTTATATACCTCGTGTCTATTGAATGTATGGTTCTTTTATATTTAAGGCATAGATTTTTCCATACTGTAAACCAAAATTCTCTAGCCCATAGAGATTCTGAGTTTCTAAATGCTTTTGAGGCATTTTTAATTGCTTTTGTTTGTGCTTTATGTGTTAGTTTAATCATATGTTTATTATATCAAATTTTATGTACAAAGTCAAGTTATTTAAAATTCTTTTGAGATAGCCATTTGTGGAGTTTCAATACAATTATTTGCAATCCCTGAAATAGATTTATCTTTTAAAGATAAATCACAACTAACTTTATGTTTAAAACCACAATTTGTTAGTAGTATTAAGCTTAAAAAAATTATTATTTTTTTCATTTTTACTATTAATTTTCTAAATCCTCTAGTGTAAGTTTTTTAGGTAATTTAATAAATTTATTTTTCGGGTATTTTACACCTAAAAATTTTAAAAATTGTTTAGTTTCATTAATAGCACACCTTTCAAAATAGTCAGCTGTCATTTTAGATATTGTAAGACTCATTAAATAAGTTTTCATTTCTGTTTTAAGATTACAATTAAGACCATCTTTTCTGCCTAGATAATAACTTAATCCTATTACAATGGCTGTGCCTATTAAAAATAATATATCGTTCATCCTTTTCGTCTTTTTATTATAACTTTATTATCTTCTCTTAATTTTTTTATAATACTTATAACTTGATCTTCATAATCTTTTGTAGTGCTCCAATTATCTAAACCACTAGCCAATTCAATAGCATCAATTTTACCAAATACACTATTTTGCCTATCTCGTATTTTTCTAAATTGTTTATAAGCACCTTTAGTATTTAAAATATTAATATAATCACGAACACAAGCACATTTACTTACATAAGACTTTACACGCCAAGGTAAACTTTCATCATACCCTCTAGGTAACATACCTGTGTTTTTACTAAAAATACGTATACCAAATAAATTGTTTCCTTCAACTGCAAATCTACTTAAACCTGCATTACTTTCAATAATAGCTTGTGCTATTATAAGTTCGTCAGGTATTCTTTCTTTTTTATTTAATTCTAAATTTATCCATGAGATACAATTTTTCATTGTTGTTATAAATTGTTCATCTGTGCCTGTTAGTATTTTAGGATCACCAAAACCTAATTCTTTCATCCAATTCACAGTCTTATTAACTGCTGAATGCTCAACATGATTTTTTGTTATAAAATTAGGATAAAATGTACCTATGCTAAAACCAAATACACTAATAGCAAAAATAGCTAATAGTCTATGTGAATAATATTTAAATTTTCTACCTAATAATTCAAATCTGTTCATTATCTTTTACTCACAATATACTCATAATGATATTGGTCATCATTTACTGACTTACCATTATCTAATATTTTCTTAAAATTAACTTTAATTTTTTTTTGTAAAAACAATAATCTATTATCTTCAAGACATTTTTTCATTCTATTAAATATTATATTTGATTCTTTTTTAGGAAAGTTGTTTAAAACATCTTCTTGAAAGTTGCCTTCATAATAAATGCTTTTATCGCCAGCTTTTTGAACATTAGCAAATTCTTCAATTTTTTCTACAGCTCTTAATATCAGAGGCTTTAGATAAGGGTCTTTGAATTTTTTTGTTTTCGATTCTTTCATAATATATGTTTTTAATGTTATAGATTTAATCCTACATACTTTAATTTAGGTTTAAAGCTGTAAAATAGTTTGTTATGATTACCAGTATCGTTTATTAAAAATTGATGTAAATGTATCATTTCATGTGCTAAAGTTTCTATAAAGTCTTTTTTGGTATCATACTTTTTATCCATTTCTAATTTTAGAATTTTTGTGCCTTTTCGTGTGTATTCATATTGTATAACTTGTCCCATGCACTTTGAATTTTTAAGGTTTTTTATTTGAATTTCATTAAATGATGCTAATTTATTATTAAATATACCTTGATTTAACATATTAAAGTATTTTTTAATATCTGTATAAGTTGTTTTATATTTACTTTTTAGAGACAATAATGGCTCTAGTTTTTTTCTAACTGTTAAAACTTTTTGTTTTGTTAATCTTTGCATACTTAACTACAATTATCTTGTATCTTTGTATCTTTAATTAATTTACACTTATAGTTTTTATCAGCATGAAGTCTTAATTCTGCTGTCACACCATCTAAAAGAGATGGCAAATATTTTTGAAATACAGAAATCATGTCAATGGCATATAAATGAGCTAATCTTGTCAACTCTTGTTCCATCAACTTTGAAGTATCTATTGATTGACCAGATACTTTTTGTGTAATCACGTGTGCTATTACAGCGGTATTATATTCACTTGCTTTTGCTGATTTAGCAAAAGTGGTCATGTTAAACCATAATAAAGCACCTATAATCAGGTTTGTTATAATCAATTTTTTCATAATATATTTATCTTTTATTAGTTATATAAATCTTATGAATCTATACATATATATCTTATCATATTATAGGCTAATTGCAAGCATTATTTTTATCTTAAAAAATAAAATTATTCAATAAAATCAATGATTTAAGTTTTTGTAAACCATTGATTTATAAGACTTTTTTAAAAAAATTACATAATAAAATCAATGATTTAATTTTGCTAAACCATTGATTTTACAAGTATTTTTAAAAAAATCTATTTTCTCATGAAATTATCATTCCAATTAAAGGCTTCTTTAACAACATTTTCCGTAAGTCCTTTATAGGTAATGTTTAATTTCTTATCTTTTATATTAATTAATGCTTGAGCGTCATCTTTATGAAGCGCCTCGAGCATCTGTATGAAAAGAGTTTCTTTTTTTACTTTAGCTATATTACTACCACCTTTAATAAAAATGTATAGTTTTTTAGACTCATCTAACAAAGATGTATGATCTGTGCCAGCGGGAGCGTCATTACTCATATATGGCGGTGACCCCTCTGGTATATCCCATATAATTTTAGGGTCAAAAGCAGCCTTTAACAATGTTCTTAAAGATTGACTATCGTTTTTTCTTAAAACTTCTATTTTTAGTGGTTTGTCTTTTGCGTTATTTACTTTTGTAAATATCTCGTGTGCTAAAGGTCTTGCATTAGTGGCTGTACGAGCCGATGCTGATAAACCTTTAGGGTTTATTAGGCTTGAATGCCTAGGTTTTTCTTGTTCTTGCATTATATCTCCAATATTCGAATATTAAAAATCACCAATGTTTGCCATTAACGATTTTAGTTTATGTTGTATAAAATACGGTAACAGTTTGGACCTGCTAGGTGTTTTATACTCTCTGTATGTATTTATAATAGTTTTTTCTAGTTCTACTGGTATACAAGATAGGTCTATTAGCTGTTTATTTCTCTCATAAAACTTACTGGTTTCGCTTCCTAATGGTATTCTATCTATAGTTGACCATTCCTCTAGTCTTTTTTTATTGATTGGCCTTTGTTTTTCTTTTGTTAAAAAGATGTCATCAGGACTTAATATGTTAGGTATACCATCTGATCTGTCACCTTTTATAATCTGTTCATGTAAGAATATTTTAGGGTCAATACCCTCACCTATGAATTTTTTTTGTATAGGGCTATATTGTTTTACTTTAGTATTAGTTTGTAATTGTACAAAATCTTTATCGCCACTTATAATCATAATAGGCTCATTAGTGTATTTTACAAGTGTGGCGATTATATCATCAGCTTCAGCCTTTTCTATATACATCATTACATACGGAAAGTTTTCTGCAATTTCGTGTTTAATTTCGGTAATAATATTAAAGATATTGTCCCAATCGGTGTCTGAATCTACACGGCCTTTTCTTCTTGCGTGTTTATAATTAGGGTAAATATCCCTACGCCAAGGTTCACCAGCGTCAGCACATAACACTAGATTATTGCCATATTCTGATTTAAATTTTAAATTAAAACCTCTTAATGAATTAATGACCATATATCTTACCATTTCTTTATTTGGTAAGTTTTCAGCTTTACCTCTTGTTTGTGCCATCAGATTAGATATAAGCACTTGGTTTAAGTCAACTAATATCATGTGATGGGCTCGAGTTCGTCTTGTAATTTTTCTGATGTTGTTTTTGAAACTGGTTCTTTAACTTCTTTTATGTTAGTAACTTTAAATGGTGTAAATCTTTCCTCAATATCTAAACCTGTTTCACTATACACCCAAGTTTTAAATTGTTTTTTGCCAGTATCTAAATCAAATTCAAATATTTTAGGTTTCGGCATTGTGTTCAAAGACAATTGTTTCATCATCTGAGGTATCATCATAACTTGTGGTTTTAAATACAAAATCTCTACCGTATTGTTTACCTTTTTTACCTTGCTCATTTGCATATTTAGCTACAGCTTCTACAATATCATAGCCAGCATTTAAACCACCGCCCTCACCATATTCAGTGTTTATTTCTTTTGAATAAGATTCTCTATCTGTTAATGTTTTTATCTTTTTTTTTACTATAAAACCAGTATTATATTTTCTTTTTATTTCGTATGCCATAATTTTTTTGTTTTGTGTAAGAGGCGAGCTTTATATATTTCTCGCCTCTTTATTACCACTCTTAGTTATTTGAGTAAGCGTAGTTTGTTCCGTACAGTTTTTCTATACCAGCAGCAATAATTGCTTTTGATGGTGCACCTATTCTGTAAGAAGTACCTTCGCTTGATCTATTAATGTAGATCATGTTTCCTTGAGACCTTAATTTGTCTACCATCGCTCTTGGCGATCTTAGATCAAATTTAGTTCTTAATGTCTTCCACGATACTGATTTACCGTTTGACAATAAGTTCAACACTCTTTGTGTTTTAGATAATACTCTAACACCTTTAGTTGATCTCTTAGCAGTTTTTACAACCACTAGATTTTTTAATGTATTTAACATTATGTTTTCTCCTTATTAAATTAGCTATTTTACAACCGGCTACGGCGATTCCTTGAGGAATTTTTAAAAATCTGTTACTCATCATCAATATCTGGTGATTGAAAATCTGTCCAACCATCATTTGTTTTTTTAATTTCATCTCTTATATCTTTACTTAAAGGTTTGTTTGGTTTATGTGATACGTCTTTTTGAGAACCATCTTTAAGCTCATTTGGTATTACTTTACTATAATCAACTAAAACTTTAGGGCCAAATCTTGTCGTCTCTACCTGTACAATCTTATCTACTAATTTTTGTGCCGGGTGTACTACATCAAAATCTCTATAAATCATACCTCTCATAACATCAACTAATAAACCTAAATCTTTTGTAAATTCTGGTTTGTCCGTTTTCATAGCCATTTTTACAAACGCTCTCAATATGTTCATAGCAATTTCATCAACATGGCCCTCTACAAAATCTTTAGTTGCATCTAATCTTACCTTTTCACCTTTTTTAGGGTCTTCTTTTGCTCTATTTTTATTAACAATTCTATTTGTTGGAAACAGAATAACTTTACTCTTATCGTTCATTAAATAATTTCACCTTTAAAATTAACTAATTTTTTATCAGTTAAGTATTCTAATAGTTGATTATATCCACCAATTAATTCACCATTTATTTTTATCTGGGGCATTGATTTAACGTTTTTACCTATGTCTTCAAATAATTTTTCTGTATTTAAATAATCTTCAAATTTTTTTTCTGTGTATTCAAGGCCTAAACTTGTTATTAAATTTTTGGCCTTGATACAATATCCACAGTTGTTTTTACTGTATATAACAACTTGAGTTATTTCACTCATATTACTGTAAAGGTTTTACTGGAACTGTTTCTTTAAAAGCTGCGTCAGCTTTTTGTTTTAGATTGTAAGAGTCAACTACTTCATTTATTGTGTAGTTATACATCTTATTAAACTCACCTAAAGGCAATCTTAAACCAATCCATGCTCTATAATAACCTTGTTTAGTTGAGGTTACCTCTTGTGCAAATATTTCATAACCTCTTACAGGTGTATTTTCAATTTTATTTACTAAAGCAACTTCAACATCTGTTACAACTGACTTAGTTTCATTTTTACCAAGTTCTGTTATAAACTGTTTAGATTGTTTATTCATTTCGCCTTTGATTATATCTGCCATCTCAGCTTTTGCAAGCATCTTTGCTTTTTCAATTGCTAAACCAAGATCAGGCGATACTGACGTTCCGACACCAAAAATACATTGTTTTTCGTTGACATCTTGTGAACCAATATTACAAGCTCTTTTTTCTTTGAAATCCATCATATACCAAGATGGCACAGTATTTAAAGTTTTGTTAGATTCTGTTTTAATCTTGTATGTTGAAGAAGAGCAAGCACCTAATATAAGGCTCACCGCTATTATCATTATTGATCTTATCATCATATAGTCTTATTTTTTACTCCTACTAATATCATATACTAGTTCTTGTGTTTTGTCAAGTCCTTTTTGCATATAATCAAAAAACTCTTTACTGGACACATCAAACATAATGATACTTAAGAGTATTAATATAATAATGTTTTTAAACATTATTGTACCTCCCATTCGCCGTTCTTGTTAAGGCACGTCTTTCCGAACGATTTAAAGACATGATTTGGTCTACTATAAAATCGGCAGTATTCAGGCACCGATACATCTCTATAATAGAATTGTGCAAATAGTTCCCAATAGCTTGGTGTATTAATACCTCGTCTACCGTCAGCACACTCCAAAATTTCTTGTTTAATAATCTCATCACCTTTTTGTACTATTTCAATTTTTACATAACAATATTGGTTATCTACTTTTTCAGGTCCATAACCTT